CTTGTAGTGACCAGGTAATTCTATCTACCTTCTTCTTACCACCGTGTGTCACATCTGTAATTGGAACCCATCTTCCTTGTATCCTCATCTCATCTTCTAGATAAGGATTGATAGCATTCTTTAGTGCTCCTGCTTCAATACCTACTGTAGTAGCTTCAACATCTAAAGCACTATCTAAAATCTTTTTAGCAGTCTCTTTAATAGACCATCTACCGTGGAGTATATTTTTAACCCACCAGTGGTCGCCATCAATCTTAACGATAGCAATAGCTGTTTCATCGAGCTTAGAACCTTTGATACCTCTCTCTTTCTCAACTTGTTCATATCCTGCAGGGTCAACCGCAATGACATAATTTCCTTCTTTAGGTTCTTCATCATCAGTTTTAATCCAATCACTTTTAAATATACCACCTGTAAATGACACAAAACTAGCTTCAAATTCCTGTCTGAAGGCTTGGGTAGACATAGTTTTTCTAGCTACCTCTACTTCTTTAGGGTCAATCAGAGGATTATCTGTAGAGTTAAATTGGAATGTTTCCCACTCTCCTCTATTTTCTTCCTTCTCTGCTTCCATAAATAAATCATAGAAGTGATTCTTACCTGCTGGTGTACCTATAAATAATGCACCACCTTTAACATCCGCTAGAGTAGGTCTAATGATTTGTTCCCAAACCTCTACTCTCATACTAGCATACTCATCCAAAACTACATAAGCTAGACCAACACCACGTAATGTATCTGGTCTATCTGAGCCTTTTAAGCTAATCCTCCTACCATTAGTAAGAGTCATAGTAGCAGTATTCTCGTGTGTCTGAGCTATCAACTCAGTACCGTGAAGTAACTCTTTGAGCATATTCCACATAATATCTTTAGCCTGTTGGAAGGTAGGGCCTATATAGAACACATCCTTACTCTCTGACTGTAGTGCTTTAATGATAAGTATCCAAGCTGCTAACCTAGACTTACCGAAGCGTCTTCCTGCAGATACTACTTTAAATCTAGCAGGACTATTAAATATCTCTAACTGAGCAGGATGTAACTTAACATCTAACTCCACTAAACTGTAGAGCCTACCTTAACAATAGTCTCCTCTAGTTTAGAGTCTTCTATAACGACAGCCTCATCATACTCTAGTGGTTTTTCCTTCTCAGCCTCAATTACCTTAGCCTCAAGACCACCCACGTTAATAGTGATGTTACCTTTACCTTCTGAAGACCTTAACTCTACAGCTTTAGTTGTAGGTAAGATTCTATCCATACACATCTTGAGACAAGTCCTGTCTCCCTCTAGAGCCATCTCAATGACCTTCTCTACAATCTCTGGACCTTTAGTAGACATCAACTCTCTACTTAAGGCAGTATATTTATTTACTGAACCTTTAGGTCTCCCACTAGGGTTAAGACATACTCCCTTCTTTAATTTAGGGTTTCCTTTATTTAATCTTCGTTTATCTCCAGGCTTCATTGCCATTTTAGACTCCTCCTACTTAAGTGATACTTAAGACTCACTTAAAGTGGAAACCAAGGTGATATTTTTTTAGTTTCTTAGTAAGAATCTTCAGAAGAATCCAACTAAAAACGAAAAAGAAAAAATAAAGGTTATTTCTAAGTGAAGCCTTTTAGGTGAATCTTTAGAGTGTTATAAATATTCAACCTTATGTATATATTATACCATATTTTTAACCAAAAGTCAATACCTAAGGTGAAATAAAGTTCTCTTAAGACTCTTTTAGTCCCTCCTAGTTCTAACTTTCCTGTTCCCCTGAGTTATCCACAGAGTTATTAGTAGTTATACTTAATATCTATAGTTCCCTCCCCTAATTTCCCAATTTCACCTCCGTTATATCTCAAAGTTCCCTCATTCTGTATTTGAGTGTAAATTTAAATTTCAAGAGTTTCACTTGAGCCTCCCCCTGGGTGTCTTTTAAATACTACAGAATTCACAAGTTAACTACAGATCTGGCGTAAGTGCAACAAAAGTAAGCGTGAGTGTCGCCTATAAGCAACATTTGTAGGATTAATGATACATAAGCTGCACAACAGCCACAACAGCTGCAACCTTGCAACAACTGTAGTATTATCAATAACTTATGTATCATTAATGACAATCAGTGTATCATTAAAGAGACATCCAAGGTTATGCCTTAAGGCTGTAATTATATTGTAAGTAATACCTAAGGCAGCCTAATTAACTATTGTCTCTTAAATCGAGTATTTAGAGCTTTAAGGCCTTTAGGTTTATTTTTTGTATTTAATTACACAGGGGTTTTAATTCGTGTATTATAGTATCTGTTGCCAATTGGGTAACTTTTAAAAGGATAAAAAAATGGATAATTTAAAGAGACAAGTAATAAATCATTTAGAACGTGCCTTCAGTGATATAACTGAGTCACTAGACAAAATTGGGGATTTAGAGTTAAATTTTGAGACTCGATACGCTTTAGAAGACATACAACACGACATACAAAACACAATAGAACAATTACAAGGATAATAAAAACTATGAGACAATACAAAATAAATTATAAACTAGCGCAAAAGCTAACAACTAAAATAAAACTTAAGAATGGCAGAAAGTCATTTAGATTTTTAGGCCGAGATTATATCATAGGCATACGCACTTGTATTCACAATGGTTATAAACTAACTAAACCAAAAGGAATACAGGCACGTAACAGGGAATTTTATAAGATTGATTTAGGTTATATGACTCTGTACAGAAGTGCTAAAAAATATAATTGGTGGTTTGTCACTAAAAAAAATCAGAATAATCACACGCTTAAGACATTATTTTAATTTTAATAGGGTTGTTTGTCGTATTCTTATTAATTGCGACATTTAACCTATAAACTATTTTTCAGTGCGTCTATATGGCGCACAATTTATATATACAGGATAAACAAACAAAATGACAAATATAAAAATAAAAACTTTAAAACAGGCCAATATTTTAGTTGGCGGTTCATTAACTAAAACTAGCAAAATGCCGACATTAAGCTATTCAATACCCGCAAAAGAATGTAAACAAGGCCAAAAACTAAGAAAAATTAGCGGTTCGGTTTGTTCGACTTGTTACGCACAAAAAGGTAATTATATTCGCTATAAGGCGATTATTAAATCACAATATAAACGTCTACATTCACTCAAGCAACCTTTTTGGGTATCTGCTATGGTCTATTTAATTGAAAATTCTAAAGCTACAAAAGAAAGCGGTTTATTTAGGTGGCACGATAGCGGAGACTTACAAGACACTAACCATTTACGTAAAATTATGCAAGTTGTACACGCCACGCCTAACATTAAGCATTGGTTGCCAACAAAAGAGAAAAGAATTATTGAAAATATCGAGAATGGTAAAATGCCGCCTAACTTAATAATCCGTTTAAGCGGTTCAATGGTTGACGGTAAAGCTCCAAATACTATTTTTAATACGTCAACTGTCACAAGTGATAAAAACCTTGCGACTTGTCGAAGTTTTGAAAATAACGGCAAATGTGGGGATTGTAGAAAATGTTGGAATATAAATATAAAAAATGTCGTATATCTTAAGCATTAAAATTTAGCACTTTAAAATTAATATTAAGCCGTCACTATTGACGGTTTTTTATCGTCTATTATAAAATTAAAGGTATATTGACAGGCCTTTATTTATGATCTGGAAGTTAAAGCTCTAAATTTAGCGTTTAAGCAGCTTTTTTTGATTATGCAGCTGAATACTTGGCCTTGAGAAAATCAACCAAAAAATCAAGAATTTAAGAGTTTGTCTCATTTATACTACAAAAGCCCCAGATCTGCAACTTTTGTCACATTTTTGCAGCAGAGGTCTCATTTAGGCATTTTCTAAATTTTACTAGTAGCATTAACGGTCTGAACCTTAGAATTTCTAACGTCTATAGTGGCACTCCCGATTTTTTCATTAGAATTTCTAAAAATAAATAAAATAAAGCTTGACATTTAGAAAAAGTGTGAGATAATACTTCCATCTTCGAGAACATTTTGATTCAAAGGGATTATTTAAAAGGATAAATAAAATGACGACAACTGAATATGAAAAAGGTTTCAACAGACAGAATATGAAGACACTAAGAGCAGAACTTGATAGTCTATTAGACAGATACTCTAATACAGACATACATTTAGAGTTAGGTAATGCCTCTTTTGGTGGTGCTGAATGTTCTTTTAAGCTGAATGTTAGTATTGTAGGCCAATTAACTAGAGAACAAGAGGCAGTAGAGTTGTTTACTGACTTTAAATATGGTGATATGATTAGAGACTTAAGAAGTAAGAAGATTTTCAAACTCGTAGGCTATAAGTCTCGTTCACCTAAGAAACCCGTGATTATTGCAGACTTAGGAGGTACTGAGTACAAAGCTACTAATTCTTTCTTGACTAATGTAGAGCATTTAGTAGAAGATGAATATGAACAGGGAGGTAACTAAGATGAAAACAGTATTATTAAGTATGAGTTTTGGTGTGGAGGTAGAAGTGCCTAACCATATTAATGAGAACGAATTAACCTATCGTTGGGATTTTACAGATGATGGTCGTATTGTGTTCTATGAAAGTGACACCTTAGAATCAGAAATGTTTAAGGCACACAAAGTTGAACTTGTTGATGATATGGTAGTAGAAGTAAAGGAGAAAAAATGAACGTACTTTCACTGTTTGACGGAATGTCTTGTGGACAGATTGCTTTAGACCAACTAGGTGTTAAGGTAGATAACTATTATGCCTCTGAGATTGATAAATGGGCGATTAAGGTAGCTAAAGAGAACTATCCTAATATGCACCAAGTAGGTGATGTAGTTGACCTTAGTGCTGATGTATTACCTAAGATTGACCTACTGATTGGTGGCTCACCTTGCCAAGGATTTTCATTTGCAGGAGGCCAATTGGCATTTGATGACCCTAGAAGTGCCTTATTCTTTGAATACGTGAGACTTCTCAAGGAACTTAAGCCTAAGTACTTCTTACTAGAGAATGTACGTATGAAACAAGAGTTTCAAGATGTTATCAGTGAGTACTTAGGTGTTAAGCCTATAATGATTTGTAGTTCTTTAGTAAGTGCCCAAAGTCGTAAGCGATTGTATTGGACTAACATACCTAATGTGGAGACACAACCCGAAGATAGAGGGATAGTGCTTAAGGATATCTTAGAGACGAATACAGAGGAGAAGTTTGATTTGTCAGACAAAGCCGTGGCTTATATGGAAAGACACCGTAATGGTAAACCTCGGTTCGAGTATCATAAGAACCCTTTAGATGGTAAGGCTAGTTGTATAGTAGCAGTTCAGTATAAAGGTGTACCTTATGGTGTGATAGAGAAACCTTGCACTCCTAGAGAGGTATCTGATGTCACCTCTAAATGTCATCACGTAGCAACAGCAGATGATATCAATGGCCACGACTGTATCAAGAGAGTGTATGCTGATAGTGGTAAGTCACCTACGCTTAACGCTTGTACAGGAGGCAATAGAGAGCCTAAGGTACAGACACAAGAGTCTAAATACCGTAAGTTGACACCTCTAGAGTGTGAGAGACTACAAACAGTACCCGATAACTACACTGCTAGTGTCTCTAATAGCCAACGATTCAAGATGTTAGGTAATGGTTGGACAGTCGAAGTAATTAAACATATCTTAAAAGGAATGGAGGAAATAAAATGAGAAATAAAAGGAAACATTGGAATATAGCATTAGATGTAGATACAGTCTACAGAACTACGATTGAAGCTGACACCGAGGAGGAAGCTATGGAGATAGCTGAACAAGAAGCTTATGAAGATACTTGGAGCACTCGTATGGCTTGGAGTAGTTGTAAGGTCTATGAATGTGAACAAGTAAATGCCGATGGCGAACCATTAGAGGAGGAAGTATAATGCAAAAAGTAAGGGAAGTAATAAAAAGAGAACTAGAACAAATATATGAAGCTGTTGCAGGTGAGGGTGCAATCGATGGATATACTCACGAGGAGATA